ACTGTCAAGGATGAGTCAAATATGTGGATAACTTGAGCGCGTATCCTGCGTGTCGTCCACAGGTTATCCACAGGTCACATCCTCATGGTCGAACATCAGATCATTCAACACAAAAGCTGTGTCCATGATTCGTGTGCCTTGCACCTCAATCAATTGTCCACAATTGCACTCATAGCTCATCTTCACAATTGTCACTTATCTCCACCCCAGCCCCTACCTTTGAAATGCACCGGATTGGCTGTGTAGATTCGCGCCATTGGGATCATGCATCCATCACAATACGGCAGTCGATCGAGATCATCACCGATTGGCCGATTGATCGTCTTTGTATCTGCACAGACTTGACATATATAGTCATATTCAGCCACAGACATCACCTCGATCCATGACGCCCATGACGCCGCATCCTAGACATTGGACAAGTACCTTGCCATCGCCCAGCTGTACATCGTCCATCTTGACGCCGTGATTTGTGACTTTCTTTTCGATCCTACATTGGAAGCGCAGCATCTCCATGAGAGCTCCTTTTCAAATTCTCGATCGGGTGCAAATTGTATTGCTCGACCCAAAAGGATGGCTTCTCGAGTCTTTTCCAGCGTTGATCTTTGGCAATAGATACCGGAATCCATCCCTTTATTTCATAGACTGGCGATCTGCCTGTGACCAGCACAGCGATGTCAGTATTGCGATCGCTTTCACTGATAATCAATGCGCCCGAGTCGTATTTTGTCCACTTGACTTCTAGCCTTGATCCGACATCAGCTTGTGTCTTGAATGTATTGACAGTCGGCTGAAAGTTGTCATTTCCAAAGTACCGAGCCACGACCATCTCAGCGCAAATCGATTCTGCAATCTGGCAGACATACTCATGAAATGACAGACTTTTGTCATACCTCGATGAATGATCTGGACGACCATCAATGGCCTTGATTCGCTCGATTGCTACATAGAGCGATTTGAGCATTTCGTCATACGAGACTTTCATCTTCACTTGCACAGCTCGCAGTACCAGAGCTCCGGTGATCCCATAACAAAGTCATATCGACCGCCATCAGATCGCTTGAATGTCTCACATCGATCGCACCATTCGATCTTGGGTGGATCGACTTCATCTTTGACGACTGAGCCATCAGCCATGAATCGTGTGCGCTCGCCAGTAGCGATCCGGATCATTTCCATGTCGGCCATCAGCTTTGCACCTTCCATTTACCGTCTGCGCCCGTCACATACCAAATCGGCAGGCATTGATTGGCCTTGGACTTTTCAATGCAGACATGTCCGCGATACGGCTTGCCCGTCTTTGGGCTTGTGCCTTCTTTGAGTAGGCGATGCCCATGTTTACACATCGGAGATTCTTGAATGAGCTCACCGCCAAGCTGTGTAGCTATTTCCTCAATGGTGCTGCCAGCTGTGGCAAATCCATCTTCAGCAAATGGCTTGCTCCATGGATCATCTTCAATTTTGTCCACAAAAGCTTTTGGCAGGGTCTCGACTTGCTCCATGTTTTGCTTTGTCGGCCTTGTCTCAGATCCAAGCAATAGACCAGCACAGCGTCCGATTGCCGATGTGACGGTGTCCTCGACGAACCATCGTTTCATGCTGGGATTGTAAGATTCAACCCGTCCGAATGCGTAGTCAATTGCTGACGGCTTTTCATCTTCATATTCTCGAAAGATCCGGCATTCGATGAGGATGTATCCGGCCTGCGCATTGAAATCGACGATCGATGTCTCAACGCGATTTGTCGGAAAAGTGGCGTGAAGCCTTTTGATGCGAGCTGCGACATCTTCGTATCCATCCAAAAATCCGGCCATTTATTTCGCCGCCTTTGTCTTGCCTATTGCCATGCCGACAGATCGGCCGTGATGATATCCGACCGACTTGCCATCCCTGTATCCCATTGAATACAAAAGTGTTGCGATTGCCAGCTGTGCGAGTACCGCAAAGCCGATGATTTGCTCAATTGCCATGATTGCTCCCGATTCAGGGAGTTACTGAACTTGGCTCCCTGCGATAAGGATGTGGCCAATCACTGACATCGTCAAGAATCCTGCGTGCTCTTCGGCGTGTCTGCCGTCGATCTGGGCTTGTCTTTCAATCCATTTGATGCCAAGACTGATCCAAGTGCGCCAGTCAAGAAGATTGTCAAAGTCGAAAGAAGCTCGATGAAAGCTCGATCATTGGGAGCTTGATCGCCAAGCGGCTGAGTTACAAAGATCAGCGCGTACAACATCCCAGCGACTGAAAATGCAAAAGTGAGTGCCAGACATACGCCGATGAATACGATGAGCCGAGCTTTGAGCTGCTCATTTGTCAGTCTTCTTTGAGGTGAAGCCACTGGGATCCTCTCCAAATATGTCCTCAGTACATGTTCCTTGAGCCTTACATTGCGGCGGATTGCACTCAGGCTTTTTCCAGTTTTCAAATTCTTGGCACTCATATCGTATCCATCCCTGATAACCACATGCCGACAGCCCTAGCGAAAGCGATAACCCTAGAGCTGCCGACAGTAGTCTCCGAGTCACTTCCCCAATAACCCGAAAGCCTGATCCTTTGGATTGAGCCAGCGCAGGATCACCGGTGCGACAGCGGCTGCGCCTGCCATTGCAAGTGTCTTGGGATCTGTCTCGCCTGCCATGTAAAGAGCAAGCGCGGCGGCCATGAATGACCGAGCCCAGCTTGCTGCCATTGCTTTCATTTGCTCCATTTTTTCTCCTTCTTTGGCTTTTCTGCCTTTGTCGGTGTTGGCATTTCTACCTTTGGAAATTCGCCTTTATACGGCACATATTTCGGACGACCAAAGCCGACGACTTCTTTGCCGATTGTGCGCTTCTTGACCATGACCATGCCGCCATTGCGTTGATCGCCTGTGCCGGATGTGTTGCCTTCTATGCAAGTCACTGTCTTGCCATCGATGCCGACCACGACGCCAATGTGACTGATGCGATCGACGCCGTCATGTGGAAAATCCATGAATGCGAGATCGCCGATTGCAGGCAATTCATGCCAGCGGCCAATCTCCTTGAATTTGTGAGCACCGGCAGCTGTGGAGACAACCGAGTGAACCTTGACGCCAGCTTGTGCCAGCACCCAATTGCAGAATGATCCGCACCATGGCAGGCCATTGGCCTTTGTAAATTCGCCAAATTTGGTGATGTTGTCCGGTGTCTCGACATAGCCAATCTGAGTCATGGCGATCTCGATTGCGTGTGGAGCTGATCCTACTGGATAAGTCATAACAGCAAAAGCTTCGCTTCTTCTTCGGTCATGCCTAAGCGTTCAAGTAGCGCAGCCTTGGCTTGCGCCTTAGCCTCATGAGCAGCCTCTTGTGCTGCGGTTTCTGCAGCATCAATTTCCATTTGATCTAATTCTTGCTGTGTTAAATCGCGTTCGATAATTTCGCCAGTTTCAACATTATGTTCAAAAGTTTTCATTATTTAACTCCGTATAGTGTGTAAGTACCTGCGGCTGCGAATGTATTTGCATTGCCTGTTATAAAGTCAATTCGATCGATCGCTGAAGTTAATCTAATGCCGATGGACATATCTACTACTGCATAACTCCCTGTCGATCGATCTTGATGATAAGCAGTTACTTGGCCTGTTTTATAAGCATTTCCAGCATAATCAAAAAAATCAATTACATATATTGAAGTATTCGCGGCTTTGGATGAGTTGTAATAATCCAGAGTAATAAGCGTACTTGCATCAGCGGCGTTCGTTACTGTCGCTCCAAAACCAATTTGCTGTATTTGTGCATATATGGAAGTCGAAAGATTATTAACGCGAATTTTTGAATTTATATCTGCGCTAGAATAAGAGTTTCTGATTACTAATTGCAAATTTTTGTATGTTCCGGCAATCGATGTAAGGCTAAACCCCGTTGCGCTATTAGCAATAGATCCAGATGCAATTTCGGTCATGCCGCCAGATGTCGGAGCAGCGACCCAAGCCAATCCAGTGGCAGCCGTTGAATCAGCTGACAAAAGTTGTCCATTTGTACCGACGGCCAAGCGTGCCGGCGTGTCTGCTGCTGTTGCCGCTATGAGATCACCCTTGGCATCGACAATTGCATTTTGAATTGCATTGGTGTCATCTGTAGTGACCCAAGTGAAGTCCATGTCAGTATTTGATGCCTTAGATAGCACTTGACCAGTCGTGCCACCTTCAAGATCCATCATCGATGTGTCGATTGATTGGCCAAGTGTTCGGATCGCAGCTGCGCCATCTTTTACAAGGCTAGTGTCATCCGGTGTTACCCAGCCGAAATTGGTTGTCGTTGCCATATTTTCTCCTTATGCCACAACCGTGGCTTGATTCCATGTAAGTGTATTAGATAAAGAATTCCAAGTCTCGGCAACACTCACGCCATTCCATCGGACGGCTTGCAAGCTGTAAGCCGTAGGCGAGACAGTCAGAGTGATTGCCAGTCCATTGTACGACGCGCTAAATGTCCAGCCTTCGACAAAGCCTTGAAAGCGGCCGTCGCCGATATTGGCAGGCAAGTCGGTGATGTCAATTGGCAAGCCCATGAATGCATTGAGCAAGGCATCGCGATCGCTATCGTCGATCTCCGGATTGCCAAGCGGAAAAGTAATTGATCGAAATTGCGCTTCGGGAAATGCTCGGATGCCCAAGTAGAAACTGGCCTGAGATGTGGCGTCGGCTGTGTGCTCCAAAGTGGTTGAAATTGCCTGAGCCTGATAGCCATAAAGCGCAATCGATGATGCACTTTCGGCCGATACTTTTTGATTGTTTTTGTATTGAATAGTCACTGCATTTCGAATGTCGCCAGATTTGAGCGATGTCTTGATACCAGCGGCCAGTGCTGTATTGCCCGAGACGCTTGTGTATCCATAAGTCGAAAGATAAGTATTGCGGTGTGTGCTGTCGGCATAGCAAATGCGGCCTTGATTGTCTTCATACAAATACCCAAGCCCTGAATTGGCCAAAGCTGCGACCAGCGAATAGACATCGGTGACATCCGATGATCGCGCTGTCAGCTCATAATCACCTGGCTGATCAATTTCGCCAAGTCCAGAATTTTCAGCATTTGCCCATGTAATCGTCGGATCGTATCCAGCCCATGTTTCGGCCGCTGGCACTTCATTCCATGTGTTAAACAACAAATCGGACAGGATTGTGTAAATCTGATCCCCATCAAAGTCTTTTGCAAGTACGCCATTGGTCAGCGACTTTGGCAGTTTTGAGAGAGCACCCAAAGCAATGATCTTCATGTTTTGCACCATACCGCCAGTGCCAGATGATCTAACTTCCAGATCAAGATCGGTGACATAGCCGCCAAAAACATTGACAAATGTCCCTGTCGAATCCTTCACACGAATTGTCACTTGATCATTGAGAGAGATCGTGACAGGCGAATCATCAAAATTAAGGATCGTAAAGCTTGCATAGCCTGCCGTCGCTTGGCTGTAAATATCAGTGCGACCGGATGTGATTGCTACATCGGCAAGGGTCACGCTGGCGTAATCAGTCGAGCCATTGACTGTGAGTGACCAATCGGGCGTCCAGATTGTCATGTCTGAAAATTCAACGATCCGAGAGTGCCACGGCTGAATGATCGATTCAGTACATCGACGATGGTGCGAGCCGTACCTTCGGCATCGATTGCGCCGTTGACTGTGAGATTGAGAGTCGCACCGCCGCCGCCTGAGCCGCCATTTGGGATGATCGTGCCGGATGTATTTGGGACAAAGAGCTCTGGGCCGCGCTCACCGACGACATAGCTTGTGCCGGATGAAACTGGGCCACCCATTGCTTTACCGCCGCCAAATGCCGCGTCAAATGCTCCACCGATGAATTGTGTGACTGGATTGTTTTTGATGAAATTGACGATCGCTTTGATGGCGTTGTAAGCCTTATTGATTAGATCGACCAGTGTCGCAAAGAAATCAATGACGCCGCCGATGGCTGCTCCTAATATCTCAAAAGCGCCGCCCAAAACCTTGCCAAGTACGGGAGCCAATACATCTCGAACAAAGACGGCGATCGCCTTGAAAAAAGTAACGAGTGGCTTGAGTTGCTCTTCATTCTCTTTGATTTTGCCTGCGACCTTCTCAAATGCTGTTCGCAGTCCATTGATGATAGGTGTCAAGAAATCGCGCAAAGCTGGGATAACAAAATCTTGGATGAATCCCCAAATGGCCTTAAATGTTGGGATCACATTGTCGCGTATGTATGCAGTCAATGCCTGAAAGATTGGTGTGAGCTTTGGCCCGAGCTCTTCGGACAATTTTTGGACGGCAGGGATGACTGTATTGACAAAGCCGCTGACCATCGGGGTAATGGCATCGAGAACAAATGACCCGACAGTCTCTTTACCTTCAGAGAATGCAACCTTGAGCCGATCCATCTTGCCAGCAAATGTGTCTGCTTTTTCTGCAGCTTGTCCACCAAATGTTGCCGCCAATTGAGCTGTGATCTCTTCCATCGACATCGTCTTGAGCTGTGCGGCTGAAAGACCAATGCCGAGCTTGGCCAGTGATCCGGCATTGCCTTCGGCGGCCTTACTCATTGCATTTGTAACTGCTTCGAGTGACTTACCACTTCCAGCGGCGACATCGATGGCAACGGCTTGCAATTTAAGAGCTGCATCGGCGTCGCCAGTAGCTCGCACAAATCGCTCAAAGCTTGGACGCAATTCATCATCAGTCAGACCAGTCAGCAAAGATGTCTTTGTGATCTGAGATTCTACGGCTGCGATCTGGGCATTTGTCGCGCCAGTGACATTTGTAAGAGTTGTCGCGAGCTTGGCCTGTGCAGCTTCATCCTCGATTGCAGATTTGACGCCATCGATGAGCAATTTGCCAGCATAAGCGGCTGCAGCTACGCCAGCGGCAGCAAATGCCGCCCCTGCCATCTTGCCAAATTTGCCGACCTTGGCTCCAAAGCCTTCGACTTCATCCGATGCACCATTGACGCCTTTGCGTAAGCCATCGAGATCGGCATCAAATGTGATCTTGACCTTTGGAATTGCCATCAGTCCATCCCTGCCTTCTTCACGACATCCTGCACCATCTGTGCATATTCTCTTGCAATTATGGGCAAATAATAATCCATCGCCGGATTGATCCAATATCCGCTTTTGTTATATGGAGCCTTGAATCTGTCAGAGTAAGCTCGACCGCGTCGATCGACGCCGCGATGTGATCCATATTCTGAACCCCAAAGCAATGCGCCTGCGACCGCTTGACCTTGCTTGACGACTTTGCCGCCGCCGCGCTTTTCGCCGCCGTATTTGCGGCCGACCTTCTTTGTGCCACCGACATCGACGCGGATCAAGCGATCGCGCTTGGCGACCAATGATTCAGCCACATTCTTGGCCACTGGCGTCCTCGATGCTTGTGCGTACATAAGCAATTGTCCGGCAAATCTTTGTGACAGTGGCAATGCGCCCTGACGGATTTCTTCTTGAGATTCTTTTGGCAATGATCCAAGCAATCTAATGAGATTCCGAAATTCGACAGGCTCGACCGTGATGGCCATTGTGCCTTTGCCTGCCTTAGCCATTGCGCTTCTCCAGAATCTCGATCGCTGTCATGATCTGCTCCGCTGTCTGCCATTCGCTCATCGGGATTTGCGTGGCAATTGCCAGCTCCACGATTGTGCGATTTAGGCTTCCAGCGGCGTAGCTTTTGGGTTGTCTGCCACCTCAGTCGTAATGTCCGAGACTGTCT